ACACCGCTTCAGCAGTTAATCGACAATATTGTTGAATTATATTTAAGAACGCTGTATAAATTACGCTTTTTAGCATAAGGAACAAACATGGAATTTCTTAGACCTCTAGCCGACACTGAATACGCTGCCGGTTCAGCATCTACAAGCGGTACGGCTGCGACAGTAGCCACTTGGAAGCCTGGACCGCAAGGCGTATTAGTATGGGGAACACAGGATATGTATGTGGCTGTCGGCGTTGGGGTAACTGCTACCTCCGCAAGCACACCAGTACCTGCTTACACTCCGATTCCATTTTTTGCACCGCAAACAGGATCAGGTGAGCCTTGGCGTGTGAGTGTTCTGCAAATCTCTACTGCCGGTGTAGCTTACGCTAAACCGATTAATATTCGATGAGTTGGGGCATTGGCGACCGTGTTGGTGTAGCCGTTGGAATCGGCAACATCAGTAGTTTTTTGTCTAAATCTATCCAATCACGCGGCCCACAACCATCTTTAACCCTCGACTTTGCGGGAACAGGCACACTTGATTCTCGTATTACCTTCACTCGAAGCACAACAGGCACTTATTACAACTCTAGTGGTGTGCTATCTACCGCAGCAATTAATGAAGCCCGATTTGACTATAATCCATCCACCTTAGCACCACTAGGTTTGTTGATTGAACAATCAAGTACAAATTTAGTGACTTATAGTCAAGATTTTAGTAATGTAATTTGGGTTAAAGATGGGGCTACAATTACTAGTGCAGCTAATACTGCACCTGATGGAACGACAACAGGTAATTTAATTACAAATACAACTGCTAATGCTCAACATAGGATATATTGGGTATTTGGTGGTGGTGGCTTTGTTACTGGTGTTAGATCAATTTATGCAAAAGCCAATACAGCTAATTTTATTGGTTTAAGTGGCTCTGGTACAGATGGAGCTGTATTTAATTTATCATCGGGGGCGATAGTAAATACTTACTCAGGCGCAACCGCAACTATTACACCTGTTGGTAATGGGTGGTATAGATGCACAATTTATCCAGCAGCAGGATATTTATATTTAATAGTAACAATTGGCGAAACTGCTGCACAAGCAATACCAAATACAAGTTATGTTGGCACAGAAAAGTCTGCGTACATTTGGGGCGCACAACTAGAAGCCCTCACATTCCCTACATCCTATATCCCCACAACAATTGCTCAAGTAACTCGGGCTGCGGATAATGCTTCGATGACGGGTACAAATTTCTCTAGTTGGTATAACGCTACACAGGGGACTTATTTTTTTAGTGGAAATTCTCAACAAACTTCAGGTGTTGTCCAAAGTTTTATACAAGACCAAAACATTTTTCTAGGGACTGCTGGACAAGGCACTTGTAAATTATATAATCCTACTGGCGCAGGATTAGTTTCAGGGTACATAATCAATGCAAGTAGCGCTTTAATTGCATATAGCTATCAAATCCCAAGTTTATCTTCTTTGTTTACTGTTAATGGACAAGCAACGCAATCTTTTACAAATCCTAATTTGTCAGCTTCTACTTTAGCCATAGGAACTGGACTTTTTGGTTCTGCATATGGTTTCCGTGGAATTAATGGATACATTAAGAAAATAGTTTACTACCCAACTGCGTTAACTTCCCCTCAACTAATAGCCCTCACGACATAATTATGCAAGACATCTACTTAGCCTTTACAGACGAAGCCGAATCTTTACCGATTCTTTATACCATCGTGCCTACTGAGTATGTGCTAGGTAAAACTGGCAAACCGACTAAAACAGTTAAAACCGAGTCGTATATGACTCCAAATTATCAAAATATTAGTGTAATTGGTACTGTTTATCAGCGACCACCAGAGCCAATTCCTGAAGATTATGTTCCAATTCCTTATCCACCACCTAATTATGGTGTAAATATTCGTTTGTTAGATGATGAGAATATTGAACCATTAAAACCTTATCTTGTTACTCCAACTAATCCAATCAGAGTGTGGGCATAATTATGGCTGTTAATCTTTCTCCTGTGGGCGGTGTTGCTGCGCAATTTTTAGACAATAGTGGCAACGTATTAACCGGCGGTAAGCTTTATACTTATTTAGCTGGCACAACTACGCCAGCCGTCACTTACACTAGCAACTCAGGTTTTGTTGCTAACTCTAACCCAATTATTCTTAACGCTGCGGGACGCGTCGCTGATAGTGGTGAAATATGGTTAACCGATGGTATTAGCTATAAATTTGTTTTAAAAGATAGCAACGATGTTCAAATTGCTACTTGGGATAACATTATTGGTATTAACTCCAATTTTATTAATTACTCACTCCAAGAACAAACATTTACTGCAACGCAAGGGCAAACAGTCTTTACTTTGACGGGCGGTAAACAGTACACTCCTGCGACCAATAATTTAGCTATTTATGTCAATGGATCAAAACAAGTTGCAGGCACAAACTACCTTGAAACTTCGACAACAGTATTTACATTCCTAACAGGCTTAAACGTAGGCGATGTAGTAGACGCAATTACCGCAATTTCTGTTGCTACCAACGTCATTAACTCTGTTAACGTGTCTTACAACCAAGGCGGTACAGGCGCAGTAACAACCAACGTGCAAGCTAAACTTCGTGAATCTGTAAGCGTAAAAGACTTTGGTGCAATAGGTGATGGAACTACAAATGACACAACTGCCATACAAAATGCAATTAATTATGCTGGAACAGTAAATGGAGCAACAGTTTATTTTCCTACAGGAACTTACAAAGTAACATCAACATTAACAATGCGTGATTATGTTACTTTAAAAGGTGATTCTGGATTGTATCCAGGCTCATCAAAAATAGTATCAACTGCATCTAATATTTTTTATGGTATTGGTAATGGTTCTGGAACAGGTTATTCCATATTTAATTTATTAAACATGTCAATACAAGGTTCAAGAAATGGAACTCAAAATTTTTTAAGTAGAACAGGAACTACAAGTTGGGCATTTAGTTTAGTTGAAAGTTGTTATTTAGTTAATATTCCATTATTTGATTTATTGTTAACAGGTGTTCATTTTTCAAACAATAATTTTCAAAATCAAGTAAAAATTACATTAAGAGGTGCAGATTGTAATTTTGATTCTAATTATTTTGGATATGACAATGCAGATACAACTGCGCTAACAACCGATCCTTTTGTTGATGTAGTTTCTAGTGGTGCATTTGTTTTTACAGGTAATTACATATCATCTTATTCACCATCTAGAGGTGTTGCACCAATACCACTACAGATTGAAGGTGCTTTAGATTGTTTCTTATCTCAAAATAGAATTGATGGTGGAACAACTCGATCACTTTCTTTTGTAAGTGGTTCTCAAAGAATTATAATGATGTCAAATCGTATTACTTCTATAACTTCTGGAATACCAATTTATTTTTCAAATGTTACGCAAATCACATTTAGCAACAATATTATTGAGGGTTTAACAGCAAGTCAAGCATTTGCAACTTGTAACTCTACTGAAGTAGATATTATATTAAGGGATAACCAAACTAATAGTAGAACAGATTCAACTACGCATGATTTTGTTGATAATTCAGCAGGAACAAGTTTTATTACTTTAACATCACCTGATTTAACATCTTTAAACATTACATCTAATCTTAATTTTAGTTCAGCTTACTTTGGTAGAGTTATAACCAATACAGGTGGAACAGGCGTTCAATATATTTATATTCAATCATCTAACTTTTTACCAACTAATACTTTTTATTTTAAAAATACAGGTGCAAGATTAATTGTTTATGATTCAACTACTTCAGCAGCAATTTATGATTCATTAACATCTGGCTATACAACAGGAAAAGTAGTTTGTTATGTTTCTGGCACAGTAGTTGCTAGTTCAGTTTAAGGATAAAAAATGACAACACTAATACCTAAATTTGATTTAATGAACGGTGGCTCTACACCAACAGGAGCAGTTAATCGACCTATTAATGAGAAGTTGGCAGAAGTTGTAAGCGTTAAAGATTTTGGTGCGGTAGGTGATGGAACAACAGATGACAGTGTAGCTTTTGCTAATGCCGTAGCTACTGGAAAATCTATTTTTGTACCTAAAGGAACTTATAAGTGTGGATTTAGTTTAGCTACAGGTCAACGTATTTATGGAGAAGGTGCTAGGGGAGAAACCACACTAACACCAACAGGTAATAATGCTACTGTTATCATTATTTCTGCAACATCTGTTGCTAAACAACATTGCACGATTGAAAATTTAGGTATTTTAAATCCCAATAGCTTTACAGGCTGTACAGGAATTTGGTTTCAAGGAACAAATGTAAGCACAATTAACGACAATCATTTTGTTGAAAATGTTTATGTTAGTGGAGTTCAACTTGGTGTTTATGTTACTGGCAGATTAATTTTATCTACATTTATCAATGTAGAAATTACTACTTGTTCAACTGCATTGTATGTAAATACCGACGCAACTACCGCCGCTTTTAACGCTAATTGTTTTATAACTTGTAGATTTGTAAATTCTATTCAAAATGGATTTTATTTTACTGGTTGGAATTTATCTAACACATTTCTAAATTGCGATTTTGAAAGTAATAATACTGCAAATGCTAATAGTTATGGCGGTGTATATATAACTGGAAAAACAGAAGAATTATCTTTTTTAGGTTGTTATTGGGAAAGTAATGGTTCGTCTGTTGCCATTGATACAGGAACTATTGGCAACAATAGTTATGGTTTGTATATTACAGGAACTGATGCGTACAATGTATTAATTCAAAATTGTTACATGGTTACATCGGGAATTATGATTCATATGGATGTTAGTTCTGGTGTAATTGGAGGGCTTGTTACCGGATGCCGTTTTGCGCCGTTAACTAATGGTTGGGACATATATCAAAATTCACAATTAGGTGGGGCATATCAACCTTTTGTTATTGATGGAAACAATTACTTCAGTGGAAAAATGGAAATTACCGAAACTGGCGCGGCTGAAACACCAGCGTGCATACGTCAGTTAACAGGTTTGCGTTATATTACAGGAACTCCGTCTGGTGTAAATAATATTGATTTGCGTAGAACACAGAATGTATTTTGTCAAACTTCAGGAACAATTACATTTAATAATACCAATACTCTTTATTTTGTTGCTGGGGAAAAATTTGCTGTAGTTAATAATGGTTCAGGTTCTACTGTAATAGACGCAACCATTATGGCGAGTGGATCATCCGTAACTTTAACTTCAGGTCAAACCGCTACTTTTATCGTTGCTAATTCTATTGGTAGTAAGAAATTTATTAGACTTAGCTAAACGCTTGACAAGTCACAATTTAAAGAATATATTTTGTAGTAATTGTACCGATGCAATACATCGGGGTTTCTAAGGAAACAATGAAATGTCTGATGAACAAATAGTAGAAGCGGTCGTACCCGCGCCAGAACAGGAAGTAACGGCTACACCTGATACTGAAGTAATAGCGCCGGAAGTAGAAACGCCAGTAACAGAATCTAAGACCTTTACACAAGAAGAATTAGATGCTGCAATTGGTAAACGACTTGCTAGAGAACAACGTAAATGGGAAAGAGAACAGGCAGCAAGGGTACAAGAGTCACAAGCCCGAAAAGCCCTAGTAGAAATCCCGCCGATTGAGAATTTCAATTCACCAGACGAATATGCTGAAGTCTTAGCAGAACGGAAGGCAGAAGAACTACTCGCTAGGCGTGAACAAGCTAGGCAGCAGTCTGAGATTATTGAGTCTTTCCACGAACGTGAAGAAGAAGCTAGGTCTAAGTATGATGACTTTGAACAAGTCGCCTACAACCCCAAACTTCCAATCACCGACGCGATGGCTCAAACGATTCAAGCATCAGAAGTTGGTCCCGACATGGCTTATTACCTAGGGTCTAATCCGAAAGAAGCTGATCGTATTTCACGTTTATCGCCACTCCAACAAGCCAAAGAATTAGGGAAGATTGAAGCAAAATTAAGCGACAATCCACCTGTAAAAAAGACATCGAACGCGCCTGCACCTATCGCACCGATTACGGCTAGATCCTCTGGATCACCGGCATTAGATACAACTGATCCTCGTTCGTTAAAAACGATGAGTACGTCAGAATGGATTGAAGCCGAACGCCAACGTCAAGTGAGAAAGTGGGAAGCGCAACGAAAACGCTAACTATTATTTTTTAAAGGATTTATCATGGCAAATAGCATTTTAACGATTGATATGATCACAAGAAAATCTCTTGAGATCCTAGAAAACAATCTCGTATTAACTCGTAACGTAAATCGTCAATATGACGATAGTTTCGCTGTCGAAGGCGCAAAAATTGGTTCAACACTCCGTATCCGTCTACCGGACAGAGCGTTAGTAACTGATGGCGCTGCTCTCCAAGTTCAAGATGACAACGAACAGTACACAACTTTGACTGTATCTAGCCAAAAGCACATTGGTGTTAACTTCACCTCTGCTGAATTGACAATGCAGTTAGATGACTTTGCTGAACGTGTTCTCAAGCCACGTATTTCACAATTGGCTTCATCTGTTGATGCTGACGTAGCAAACAGCTACAAAGCAATTTATCA